GCTTCCATAGCAGTTAATGCGCGTCGGAAGCCACGTAAACGCGTAGCTCCGAGGTTAAATGCAATGTCAATCATAGCATCTTTTCGGACATCATCAAGATCGTTAAACCACGAGTATTCTGTGGCTAGCTCCTTAATCACACGACTGACATCGTTAGAAAGCAAAAAATCCACTTCCTCGTCCGATAGCCCAATGCCGTTTTCTGGGTCTATATTTCTTCCGATTCCCAGAGTCCAGTATCCTTCGGGGCATTTGTAGGCCACATGACGGCCATTAGTTTTGACCTCACCCTCGTGGCGCTTAAGCATTTCTAACAGTTTTTCCATTACTTCTTACCGTTACTGCCGCCGAAGAAAAACGCGCTAATACCAGAAACAAGGCCCCCAAGGTAGCCCAGTACGAGATTCACCACCCCGTCATCATTGGCGTCAGGCGGCTGTATGGTCACCATGAAGATATAAGCAAGAAAGCCCAGCAGGCTAATTACGGCAAATATCTTCGGTGTCGGGTCATCCCCAAACACGCGCCTAGCGTCCTTTCGGTCTTCAACCTCAGTCTTAAACGACTCAAGGTCAATCTCAAGCTCTCGAATCCGATCTTTGAAGTCAGTATCTGCCTGCTTTACAAGCACCGCCTTCTCTGGCTGCGTTTCCAGTATCTTCTCGATCTGCTCAACCCCAGCATCTGGGACGCCGATCTTACTGGCAACCATCTTGATTGCCATACCGGCCATAGGCCCACCAGCAGCAGAAGCTACCGTGGGAGCGAGGGATTTCAGCAGAGAGCCTAGTTTCATTTGAATAGCAGCACCAGTTGGATGATTAACCTAAGATCAGCTATCGCTTTTGTCTACGCTGTCAGCGTTTTCCTCCGCAACGATCTCGTCAATCGTGTCACAGACATCAGGCACCACTACACCAGCAGTCGCAGACAAAGCAGATCGGCCAACAGCACGGATACCCTTGTAAAACTGCGAGCAGTAGATTTCTTTGTTATCTATAACACCCTGTACAGATGTGCAACTAGATAGGGTCAGCAGCATTGCGATAGCTAGGATTCTCATTTGTTCTCCTCCTCAAGAAAACGGGTTAACGATGCTTTGTAGCCGTCCATAAAATGATCGGTAACTCGGTCTTTTAGACCACCTCGATCCGCTATGCGAAAACTTTTTTCTGGGTTGATAAAAGTCCCGCCAGTATTGCTGAAATACAGCATATCTTGGGATTTAGAGGGGCCATAGCAGAGTCGAGGGACTCTAGCCACCATATCACTGCCCTGCACACAGGATATCTGAGTATCCAGCTTCATTGGGCGCTTGAAACCTTTGAAAAACACGTTTGGCTTACCAAAGGTTATGAGGTTTATGTTCTCGTGCTTACCGTTTAGCTTGGCCGCAGATAATTCGGCTAACGCACCACCGAGGCTATGCCCGGTTATCAGGGTACGTTTCTTGGGGTCTAGGTGCTTTTTGATTTTGCCCCATATTGAGGCATGCTGGGCTACGAACCCACCGTGGCATAGTCTTCCAACATACGGTACTGGGACTACGAGCATGTCGGTCAGAATGTCGTTTGCTTTCTTTTGAGTGCCTCGGAAAGCAATAACGTCTATAGACTTGCGTTTTATGACAAACGCTGTGGCTCCCGTTACTTTGTTTTCGACCTTGATAGCGTCTTTGTTCTTGTCATTGTAAGCCTTCATAGCCCAGCTACAGGCCATATTGAGCAGTACGGGATCAAGTTTCATTTGTCAGCTTTTCCTTCTAGGCGCTTGAAAATAGCACCCAGCATCTCTTTGATTTCGCGGATGTCCTCGCGGTAATCATCCTTGGAAACATATTTCTCAGGTATCTGTTTAAGTTCGTCATTTATTTTATCTAACGTGCCAAACACACGATTGACCAGCACCCCACCAAGGAATCCGGCCACCGCTATAATTATGTTAAACAACAACTGATATTCCATCACTCTACCGCTACGCTAGTAATTGCCATAACTACTACAAAGATGACTGTAAATGTCCCTAATATTGCAGCTATGTCGATCATCGCTGCGCGGGACTGTGCTTTCTGTTTGGCCTCGGCAATACGCATATTCCGTATCCTAGCCCGCTCTTTAATCATGTCATGCCAGAGATTGGCGTTGCCCGTCCAATAAAACAGGTCTTTCAGTTCTTTCTCTAGCTGCTCTGCTTTCTTCTTCTGAAGCGTGATCTCCAGAGCCTGACTCTCAACAGACTTGCCACCAAACAGCTTTTCTATCTTGCTGGGGTTGGTGGCTTTCTGCTCCAATATGCTGACTTCTTCTCGGGCATCCCAGAACTTACTTAAAGCTCTGGTCATATCACCCAGCTCCCGACCCTCAGTCACCGCCGTCTTCATAAAGCGGTAGGCAGAGGCGCATATCTGTACTGCTGCTACGATCTCTGCGGCCATTAGTAGATTTTCACCCCGTCTTGAGTCGGGTCTACCAATATTGGCTTACAATACGCTGTGATCCCTACAGAGGTACTGGGTGAACCTCTCTGTCTTAGTTTTGCGGCGAACTCGTTACAGGTGTCGATACTACGGAAGCACATAGCCTCACGACAGTCATCGTTAGCTACCTCGACGCCACCTATAGTCATTATCAGAACAAAGACGTGGATCACAGCGCATACTTCTTACTCAGGTTCGCTAGGCCAAGTGATCTCCCAAGGAAAACCATCTTGTGCAGGAACATCTCTAAGAGTTTGACGATAAGTACCCCAAGCAGTCTTTTGCTCGTCAGTGAGAGGTGAATCAGCAAGTTGCGTCCAATCACAAGCAGCAAGTTTTTTGTCTCGCTCTGCTCTTTGGTTTTCTGCCTGCTTGGCATCCATACGCGCTTCATAAGCAGCCTGATTATCAGCGGCGCTTGTTACAGTGCCATCTTCGTCAGTTGTATCGGTAAATACTGGGCCGAGGATATACTTGGTGTACCACTTACCGTCTTCTTTTTGCTCAACACCATCATACTGACTGTGCTGATAAACCGTGCCACCAGTAGCTGCCGGGCCTTCAAAAACCACATCGCCACCAGCGCCATTGATCCACGCTTCTGTCAAAGTTGGAGGAGGCAAAAGATGAGCAAACTCTCTTCTGTACTCGCTCTCGTACATCACCTGTCCGGTGTCTCTGATTCGTATACGCATCGTTTGTCTCCTATGCGATAGCTAAAAATATGTAAGTTCCACCGCTGGCATTTAATCCTGCTGGTGCGGAGCTTGTTACTGTAAATCCACTGGATAGCGGGTCAATGTAGTCTGTGCCTGTTACTTCAGCGTCCGTAGTATTTATTAACAGGTATGGGTCATTACCTGACACTATTCCTCGTACGCTGTCGTAGACGTACCAATCACCAGTAGAGTCTGTACGCTTAATAAGAATAAACCTAGCACCAGAAGTGAATCCGCAGTCTACGTCTAGGTTTGCGGCGGTTCCTGTGTAGCTTCCTACTTTAGAAATACCTGCTAGTGTGGCGAAGAGGTAGGCTATGTATGTTTCTCCGCTTTGATTTGACTGTGGAGCAGAGCCATCTGTTTGGACATCAAACGTAGTACTAGTTGGATTATCTATATAATAATAAGCACCAAAACCAGCATTATTAGTATTTAAGTACATTGAATCTGCTGTGGGCCTAACCAAAATAGGCCATTGAGATCCGCTAGAGCTTCTTTTTTTAACTGTAATTATGTCTGGAGTTACACCTAAATTATGATTCAGCGTTTGAGAAGCTGCTCCATCACCAGTATAAGCCACCACATCAAAGAATCCTGTGGCGCGTTTGAACATCCAAGCAACGTAATCGGTATTAAAATTTAAAGAATTCCAACCGTTTTGATAATCAAATACATAAGCAGTAGCAGTCGCTTCAGCGGCTGTACTATTCAAATCTAGTCTTTTAGTGGATAGTAACCTTGAGCTTGAAAAAGTATCGCTTCCCGTTTTGTTTTTAAAAAAAGAAAAATCTACTGGAAATCCACTTACAAAATTTGGTTCTGATGAACCACTATTTCCAAGAACTGCGTTATACACATCCGTACCCGCTGTCGGAGTCTTCATAGGTCTGCGGATTGCTATGTAGATGTAGTTAATGCCAGATTGATTTACCTCAGAAAAAATTGATGTAATCTTAAATCCAGTTGGCGTAAAAATAATACTTTCAGCCGTTAATTCAGCGTTACTTCCATTGGGTCTAAGATATTTATCATCTCCATTGGTAACTACGCCGCGCATATTATCAAACAAACTCCAATTGCCAGTATTGTCGTAAGCTTTAACTAATACCCACTGCGGCTCCCATCCTAAAGTTACCTCTGGCCCATCTAATGTTTCAGTACCCGGCCCATAAGTCCCACACTTAATAATAGACTCATCACCATTATCACCGAATCTTTGGTCATCGTGGGCGAAAAGGTAGGCTACGTAGGTTCCGCCAGAGCCATTTACTTCGTCATTATCGCTAAGAGTAAAATCTGTAGAAGTGGGAGCAGTGTCATTCCATCTTGATGGAGTTAAATCAAATCTTGCATCTGTTGCGTTTAATCGCATCATCCAATCTTCGGGTGCTGTAGCATCCATCGCTCTATGATATACAGCCCATCCATTAGCACTATCTGTTCTTTTTACTATGATACAGCCGGGAACCGAACCAAGATTATGACTTACAGTCCTACCCGCAGTCCCGTTACCCGTATAAGTAACTACATCAAAGAAACCTGCTTGTTTGCGGAATGACCAAGAAACGTAGTCTTGTGTACTTGGGCCGGTAACATTGTAAGGACTTATTTGGTCACTAGCTGTAGTAAACCCATTTGAATTAAATGAAGTAATCCCTGCAACATTGCCCCCAATACCTTCAGCGCTTGTTGAATTAGACGCAAGGGTTTTGTTTGTAGTTGAAGAGGTTCCTGTTGATGGGCCTCTTTCAGTATCATATATTGCGTGTGCTGGAGTAGATGTTCTGTTTTTTACCCAGACCATTCCGCCCTCACCAGACAAATCTATACCGTTATTTACCGTTACTGACGAACCGTTACCGTCATACAAATAAGTCGAGAAGACATCCTCTACATAAGGAGGTACATTACCAGCAGTAGGCCACACACCTTGCTTGGTGTATTCAGCGGCTTGATCCATCGTCCAAACGCCAGAAGCAACACCAGTTTGGTATGGCCCTGTGGGAGTCGTAGGATTCTTTGTGATTATCCCGCCTTCGTAATCTTTAATAGACATATGTAACCTACGCTATCGCTAAGAAGATGTATTCGCCGCCACTAGTATTAAGACCAC